AAAAAGGTCATACATATTTGGCGCGCGGGGCCCGAATTACCCGCAAGGGGTCGGGGGCCCGGGAAGGACCCAAAGGGGGGGTACCCCCTGCCCTGCCCGTCAGCCTCGAGCTGTCGACAGTGCCTGGTCCATCGCGCTGGCGAACTCACGCGCTCTGTTCGCCTTCACGATGTTGTCTGCGATCTTGTAGAACGGAACGATCACTCGATACCCAGGCTCGCTTTCACTGAAGATGAAGACAGGTCGAACGGCATCACCGAACGCAGTCTTCTTCCTCTCCCAGATACCTTGGGTGCCATCGACATCACCCGCGAAGTACTTCTGTGCATTACCTTTGCGCTTACTGCGCTTGCTGCCCGTGGCGTTGGCCTGCACACCACTGACTGTCTCGGCCGCACCCAGGCCCGACAGGATCTTCATGATCGTGCCTCGCGGTACGTTGCCGAATTGATTGAGTGCTGATGCTGCTGGGATTGCGTACTGACCTGGCTTCATGATGCCTTTGCCGATCAGTGCTTTCTCGAAACGCTTGTGCGGCCGACGACCGCCCTTCACTGCCTGTTGCAGGTAGGTGTCCGCTGGTACGCCCGAGGTCCATGCGTCCTTGAAGAAGGTTCGGGCCTCGGGGTTGCCTTTCTTGGCAGCCTTCACATAGAGGCTGTTCATCGTGGTCGCGGTTGGTCGATCGAGGCGGGCCCTCAATACTGAAAGCTCTCCCTGCTTGACCAGCATCGCCAGGCGGGTGGCCATCAAGGCAAAGGCGAAAGGGAGTTGCTTGCTGCCGACAGTACGCAGAGCCTTAGATAGCTCTTCCACATTGGTGCGCGCATCGATCTTAAGCATCTGCCAATACCTTTATTTGCGGCGATCAGCCTTCTCTACGATGGGCTTTTCACAGCCCATGCAGTGTTCGCAGTTCAACGTGCGACACAACCAGGCTTTCACCGTGAGCCACCAGGTGACCATAAAGATGTGCCGGATACCGGCCAAAGCCAGGGACACATGCAGTGTCAAACCGGCAGTAGTTGGGCCGAAGAAAATATTCTGGCTTCGCGTCATCACCACAAACCCACTAATGGCGATCGCGGAATAGATCAGCTTCCCAAGGATGCCGTCTTTCACCTTCCCACTCAGCACGCACCAGGTCGCCCAAAGTGCGATCAAGCCGCACGCAATGGAGTTGATCAACTCGAAGTTCATGGTGGATTACCTCCGCCGAACCGCTGGCGGATGAGCGCCCAGAGGTCCGCGGCTTTAATGGCGCGATTGATTGCCGCCAGGAGTGAGCCGCCGAAGGTGCCCAATAGAAAGCCGATGCCGGCGACGATGCTCGGTTCAGTGACACCGAGGTATGCGCTGACCATGCCTGTCAGGTAAAGCGAGCAAGCCACACCGGTGACCAAGAAGATCGCCCATGCCCGCA